TGCCATTTCAATACTCATGTCTCTAGCTGCTAGTATTGCATCTGCTTGTAATTCTAAAGTTTCTACTTCTTGAACTGCAGATTGTTCTGCTTTAAATTCGTAAAAAATATTATCTCTATGAGGGTGGTATAATGATAAAAACTTTTGTAAAGTTGTTTTTGATCTTTCAACAAACAAAGTTCCATTTCTAAAAATAACATGCTCTAATCTTTGATCACCTTTCATTTCATCAACAAATGGTGTTTTTTGATTTTGACAATATTTTAATTCTCTTTCATAACCTTTTTCTTCGTCAAAATAATAAATATTAGAACTTCTTAACATATAAGACAAAGGTTTTTTACTACCTTTTAAATAATAAATTCTATCTTTTATTTCCCACTTTGGTTTTGCAGGTTCAACTTTTTTAGGTTTTGTTGTTTTAACAATTGGTGTTTCAACAACAGGTACCTCTACCTCTTGTGTTTTTTGTTTTTTTGCCATAATATAATATATAATAAAATTAATAAAATAAAGGGTCGAGGCCGAAGCCTCGATCCCTTAAATAAACAGTGCTTATTTCATTAACATGAAATTGTTAGCACCTTGTGTAATTAAACATCTTTCTGATAGCATGTGTAGTTGCATTGCATCTAAAGCAGATGTAGCAGCGCCAACAGAACCAGTAACCCAAGTTTTTAACTTTCTGTCATCAGTTTGCGAAGCTCTATATCTTACATGTAAGAAAGGTCTAGTAAGGTTTTTACCTAAACTTTGGTCATAAACTGAAGAAGTACCAGCTGGAATAATAATACCTCTAATCGCAGAAGCTCCTGCAACAGCATTAATACCACCTCTAGTAGCTTTATCGTTTAAGTATCTAAAGTCAGACTTGTAAAAGTCGTAAGAACCTCTTCTAAAACCAGAAAAACCTAAGTTTAACGCCATGTCTTCAGAGTTGTTAAATACACCGTAAGATGTACCACCAGCACCGTAAGAATTCATTGAAGCTAACATATCGTCCATAGCTAAGCTAGTAGATCTGTTTACAAACATCATGTTTTCTTCAATAGCACCTTGGTTATCAAATTCAGCTAAGATAGCATCAAATTCAGCTAAATCAGTAGAAGCATTAACACCAGTAACACCAGTAGTAACATTACCTCTATCTTCAACAGCATCAAATAAACCTTGAGTACCAGCAGCATCACCATTAGTACCACCTATAAATAAGTCAGCGTCGTTAGTACCTTCAGCTCTAACACCTTCTAACATTGACATTTCTAAGTAATCAGTAAATCTTAATCTTGTTTCAGATTCAGCTTTTAAGTACCATAAGTAACCTCCTTGACCACCTTCAGTTGTAACTTCTACCCAACCAATCTTAGAAGTATCAGATCCTGAAACTTCGTAGTAATCTTTTAAGATAATTGGTTTGTTAGAGTAAGTTTTAAACTTAGGTTCGTTAGCACCTCTTGAATCAGTAGCTGTACCATAAGCACCAGCATCAGTATAACCAGCAGCAGTTAAGTAAGATCTACCTTTTTCAAATTCAGAACCGTAAACAAATACTCTACAGTTATCAGTACCATTAGCAATAACTGAATCATCAGCCGTGTAAGATACAACTTCAATGTTTGTTGTACTAACCTCAGTTACGATACCTTTAAAAGTTTGACCAGTTCCACCAGCTACAATAACAGTATCGTTTACACGTATACCATGATTACTACCTGGATCATTACCGTCAATATCTTTTAAAATTTCTATTTCACATCCTAAAGTACCTCCAATACCTTGATCGTGATCAATCATCGATGCTGTATATGAAAGGTGTAAACGACCTTGCTCAGACCAAATAACTTGGTCAGCAGACATCGCTTCTTCTGCACCAACTTGTGCTAGGAAACCAGAAATTGTTCTAGGTCCGAAAACCTCAGCTTCTTTTTCCATCAAGTCCGGCAGGTATTGTTGAGCCCAACCCATATCTGTGTTGAAATCTAAATAATTTGTATTAAGTGCTTGCTTTTGTGGAGCTGGCACTTTGTTTAAATTATCTCCTCCTTGAATTGCCATATTTTTGTTTTTTTAAATTAGTTTTTATTTGTTTTTAATTTTAAACTTAAAATCATTAGAATTACTACCTAACACTTTTACTTTCATACCACCAGCTTCAACAACGCCATGTTGTTGTCTAGGGTTCATGTCTACGTTTTTGGCTTTAGCAACACTTGTTTTTAAAGCGTCTGCCTTGCCTTGCTCGTAAAAATGTTTTGCAATAGCATCAGGGTTGTTAGCAGTGAACAAAGATTTATGATAACCTTTTGCATCTGACATTTCGTTATTTTCATTCAAGAACTTCTTGACAAAATTATTAACATCACTTTGGTTTTCTTTTACTTTGTTAGCATCTTTAACATTAAACCTATACTTTTTATCACCAACGTTATAATCAAAACCTTTGAAGTCTTTATTAAAAACATTGTTAGTTTTCATTTTAAAAGTATTTGTTTGTTTTTCAAGAACCGCTTCGTTTTCTTTTGATTCTTTGTTATATCTATTAAAAAAATTTACAGCTTTTTGTTGTTCTTGAGTCAACTTTGACCCAGCTTTAATTTCTTCATAGTATTTGGACTTTTGCCTGTCCAGATGGGCTTTAGCGTCGGCAACTTGCTCTTTTAACGCTATTTTTTTCTTTTTAACATCTCTTTCTTCATCAACTTCTTCGTCATACGAAAACCTGTCGTCAATTAAAAACTCTACTTCTTCAGGCGTTAAATGAGATTTTGTTTTTTTATAATACTCTCTAAGGACTGTCATGTCATCATAACTGGAAAAGTCTTGGTTAAGCGTTACATAATCTTCTAATGTACCGCCAGTATCTTCCATAAAATCCATTAGCTTTTGTATATTTTCAGGTATTGCTTTGCCAGTCTCTTGAGCTTCAGCTACAGCTTCTTCAACTTGTTCAGTTAATTCTTCTGCTTGCTCTTTAACTTCTTCTTCAGTAATTTCTTCTAGTACTGGAGTTTCTTGTGTTTCAGCTTCCTGTTGTACTTCTTCTTGTTTTTCTGCGGCATCGGCATTTTCATCGACTCTAGCCACTCCCTCGTCGACAGGGTTATCTTCTTTAGTTTCATCTTTGGTTTCATTTTCTATTGGTTTATCTAGGTTTACTTTTGTAACGTTATCTTCAGGTGTAGCTTTTTTAGATAAGTCTACTTTTGTAACTTCTTCAGTTACCTTTTTCTTTTTTGCCATAATATAATATAATAATAGTTAATAATTGTTATCTAGGATCAAATGCACCTAAATCAAATCCGCCTCCTATATTATCATTACTTGCGGACTCAAAGTTTTTAGGTGCTTTTGCACTATTTCTTTGATCAATCAGCTCACTTTGTTGAGTTGCTTGAATTCTTGTTCTTTCGTCTTTACGATCTTCTTTTTCTTTTTCTTTTTTATTTACAGTTTCATTATCCATCTGTCTAAGCTGCATGTTGTATTGAAACTCTTGCTCCATTAACTCTTTTTTAAGTGCGCCTTCAGCTTGCATTTTTTGAAGCTCTAGTTGCATTTCTATTTGAGCTAAAGAAGTTTTTTGCTCTGTAAGTGCCATGTTTTTTTGCACCTCTGCTTGCGCTGCAACTTGTTGTGCTTGTGCATTTGCCTCTGCTTGTGCTTGTATATTTCTTTCGCTTAGCTCTTGATCTCTTTCAATTTTTTTCGATCTTCTTAGTTTAAGCAGTTGATTTGCTAGTTTTAAGCTTTTTATTTCTCTAATATCAATAGCATCTTCAAGGTCAATAGTTTGTTGTGCTAAAGCAACTTGTATATTATTTTCTAATAATGCTTTTTCTTCTTCATCTGGAGCAAGCTCTATAAATATACCAAAATCATATAAGTGTAAATTTTGCATTTCATTAAGCGTAGCAACATTATGAGCTCCAATTTGCTGAATAAAAGCGTCGGCGGTTGGTGAGTATTCTATAATATCAGACACTCTAAGTGATAAACACTCCGCTACCTGAGAAGTTAAAAACAAGCCAGACTGTAGTATGTGTCTTGTTGCTGTGTTACTGTTTGCTGCGGCTAACTTTTGCACACCAACCAAAGCGTTTTTATCTGGTGTACTACCATCTCTAGCTTCATTAAGTCCGGTAGTATCTCTTATCATTTGTAAGTAATAGTTATAGTTACCTATAAGTGACTGTAGCTTCTGACCACCAGAACCTGATTGTATTTCTTGAATAGGCACTTTACCAGGATTCATTTCACCTTCAGAAGTAAATGATCTACCTATAACAGAACCTGTTTGGAAAAACATGTTTAAAGCTTCTTGTGGACTGTAATTTGTACCATTGCCTAAATCTATTTCAGCTAAACCATCAGCATCTAAATAAACACCGTCTGGCACCATACGTGACAACACTTGTTGTAACTTTAAATGTGTAAGCTGTATCATATCAGCAAAACCAGTAACACGTCTTACTAAACTTTCAATTTTACCTTTATACATACGCGGAGCAACAATAGCGTAATTCATTTTAACCTTAGTAAAATCACTTTTAGGTCTCATCATGTTTTTAGACATTTCCCACTTAAGCAACTTATTTGTACCAAGTATTAAAGCACCTTCGTATAAAGTTTCTATACTTCTTTGTAGTCTAGAATAATCAGTTGATTCTGTTGGTGGGTTAAATGTATCATCTTTTTCTATTGCTTTTTCAGCACCACTACCTGTTTCTTTTACTTTGTAAACTTCATTCATATATGTTTTATAATTAAAATATAAAACTTGAACTTTATTATTGTCAACCTCGTTAAGATAATTTGAAGAGTTAGCACGGTTTGTTTGGTGATAGCTTTTGTTATTTACAATATCTTCTAAGTCTTCAGGTGTTAGGTGTGGAAATTGTTTTGCTAATTCATTTACTGGTATATTTTTAACCTCACCTACATAATATATGTCATCAAAATACGGGGACTCTGTATACGAATAAACTAAATCAGCTGGGTCAACATAATTAATAGTAACACCTTCTGAAGTGTTAAAGTTTGTTTTTACAGCGCCTATACCTAAAACAGTTAAGTCGTAGTAAAATTGTTTTTTAATTAACTCATAGTTGTTACCATCAAACAAAACGTTTAAAGCCTGCTCTTCAGCTATTTCAATAGACTGTTTATATGTAAGTTGCATGTG